AATTCTTCTGTTTCTATTATATCTTTTTTAGGACATTTATAAGAATAATGACCAATATCATTACATGTATAACATTTCATTTTAGGACATTTATTATTTGTATGATTTATTTTACATTTTACACATTCTACCATATTAATTTATTTTAATTATTAACAAATTCTATTTAGTATATATTTAATTTTTTATATAAACAAATAATTAAATATATTATTATCTAAATAATACAACAAATGATTGTTTTTATTTAGATAATCTCGCTGTAGCTCAGGTGGTTAGAGCGTTCGTCTGTAAAACGAGAAGTCACCAGATCGAAACTGGTCAGTGAGAAATTAATTTATAATAAAAATTGAAAAATATTTATTATAAATCATTCATTAATTAAATTAAAGATATCCAAGTACTCAACCATTCTACCACCACCTGGATCTATGTCTCTTGCAAAAGTAATGTCTCTACCAAAAACTTCTCCTTATTTATATCCTGATCAAAATGAATACACTATTTATCATGCTACACAATTTATTCGAACAAATTTGCCCAGTCATATGATTGAAACTCTTGATCGTTTATCATTTGATATGCATCAAATGATTGCAAGACTCACTATTAATTATCATACATATACTTGGGCATTTGATCCAACTGGAAATAGTAAGAAAAGATTAACTATTAATGATTGCAAAAACGATCTAAAGAAAATATACATTATGTATTATAATGTGTATACAATGTCACTAATGCCCAAGGGTCAAGTTCGAGATGCATATGATCCTATGAAGAATTTTAAGAATCGGTTAAAGATTGTCCAAGCAAATATGTTTCAACACACGTGTTTGGACGGTAATACCCTTGATCGTTCTTGTCAGGATTCAGTTATTATTCCTTAATTTATTATAAAATAATTAAAATTTAATAATTGGAGAACTTATAGTATCATTGTATGAATTTAGAAGATTAACAATATGTTTCCATGCTATAAATATTTTATTTTCAATCGCAATAATTTCTTTACCATTTGCATCTTTTTCTAATAAAGATATTGGTATTTTATTAACAAGATTATCAAAATCATTTCTTAATAATTTAGTATCATTAAGAAATGAAGTAATTAATTGTGTCATATATTTTCGTTCAAATTTCTTCTTTGGATCTTTAGTTATTGGTGCATCAATCATAACAGATGCTTGATGCAAATATATTAATCCATTTTTATATGCAAGTTCTAATTTTTCTCCTAAATCACGTATGATTACTAGTTCCATTTCAGTAAATTCAGTTCTTTTACATTTTATTATTGTATATTTAATGTAATAATATATATATTTTATTACAGTATATATTATATATATAGCTAATGACGTAGTTACTAAATATATTGACCAAAATAGAATACTATCCATAAATCGTAACATTGTATTTATTATTTATTTATATAAAGTAAATATACCATTTTTCAATTTTTATAAATTAAATATTTAATTTATTATGTAAAATATGAGGAACATCAAACGTATATTTTCGATGACCCATCGCAATTAATTGTTTATATTGAGCTTTATTCCCATTTCGAATAAAACTATCAATACAAGATAAATCATGATATTGTTTTGCTTTAATATTTTCATAAGCAAATAATACTAATGCTTCTTTTACTTGTTGATCATCTGTAAGTTCATCTAAAAATATATGAGCAATACTATCATAAAAATCAGTATACACAAGTGCCCAACCACATTCATTTTCATGATCAAAATTATGATTATAATAATGAATACCATATAATATAAATTTTTTATCTAATCGATGTTTCTTTAATATACCATTGGCTGCCAATTCCATTATAATTTTAAGTTTTTTTAATAACTTAACTTTGGCATGATTGTTTGTATGTGCAGCCAATCGTAGAATACAATATTCATGATAGAATGGATTAATATCTTTAATATTTGCAACATTAATATCCATCAAATCAAATCCATTATCTTTATGTTTATCACATACATAAATACTATTATCATAATCAACTGCAATTATTTTATGATTTTTACCTTCACAACCAAATTTATTAAATATACATGATGATGTATCTTCAAATAATTTTGAATAATTATTAGTATATCTTATAATATGAAGATCATATTTTTCACGTATACCATATCGTGTTATAAAATATGAAGATTCTTGACTATCTTTTTTAAAATGCAACCTAGCTCCTTCTTCACCTTGAGGAATATTATCTTTAAGAGGTAAAATATTTTTATTTATATCAAGTGCAATATAATTATTTTTAGTTATATATGATTTAATAGAACTACCTATTTCTGATATACACTTAGAATCACATGTTTTTGTATTTTCTGATTCATTTTCAGTATGTAGAGAAATAGACATTTTAATATAATTACACTATTTTTGTAATAATCTATTAATATTTCAATTTTTATAAAAATTGAAATATTAATATATTTGATATATCATAATTTATGCTAATAAAAAAATGCAAGTATTATCTGCAAAAAGCACCAATTCATTATATATAGATTTACCTACTATTAAAGAAAAACCATTACTAGAATTAGAATTATCCTATACTTCATTTGATGACATATATTTTCTGTATGAATTTACTGATAGTGAACTTGTAAAAATCATGAAGAATGCAGAAAATGGTGCTTGGTTATTAAATGAAAATTATGAATTTGGAATACCTATGAATTCAATTATAATTAAAACCGAAGATGAATTAATACACCATAAATATTTTATATATCGAACAAACATAGAATGTCAAATTTTTGAAATATGTGATGTAGCAATGTCTGAATTACAATGTATGTACCCTAATAAAATTTGGGTTAAAAAAACATATGTAACTATGAAAGAATATTTACAAAAATTAGCTAATATTTATGGTTTAGATATGGATAAACAAGTTGTAATTGAAGAATAATATTATACAATAGGTAATAATTTTAATTTATTTATTCCATTCTTGATGTACATCCATATGTCCTAATTTTTTTTGAACTGATGTTAATATTTTCCATTTAATATAATTTGTATCTACAGATACATAACTTGCACCAATCATATTTAAAAATATATATTCTGTTAATCCAACGAATACTAATATAATAACATTTACTAATATAATATTAAAATAATCATAATTAAAATAAATTGCTAATATTAATCCAACAACTTGTGTTACTAAAAATACAATAATTAAAATACTATAACCAGAATTAATCAACTTTTCATTACTTTCTAATACAGCTTTATCTTCTTCAGACATATCAGCAAGAGTATATTCCATAATCATTTTTTTAGCTGTATCATTTAATGATGGATTGACTACTTGCATTATATCATTTACCATTATTTTAGCCTGATTTTTAACTATTTCTTCTTCAACTTTACTAGCATATGTAAAAAAGAATATAGATATAAATGTTGCAATTAATCCTACATTTATTATTATATTAATTATACTTTTACTATCAAGAAAATTATCTGAAATAGATTTAAATATATTATTCATTATATTATAATTATATTTTTTTAATATAATATATTAAATATTTTTTCTTAATTAATTATAAGAATGTCAGACGATGAAAATATTGATATATCAGAATCAAAATTATCTCATATAATTGAAATAATACTAAATATTTTTTTACATGTTACTATATTATTTACATTTTTAACATTTTTATTTACAATAATTATTACTCCACTTGCGAAAGATCTATTTAAATCAGAAGTTGGACATTTAATTGAAGCTGCTGTTGCTAATTTACCAATTAATAATAAAAATTCTGAACATTACAAAAATGAATCAACTTCACAAGTTGAACATGTTGGATCATATCCAAATGCGATTGATAATGCATTACTTGATTCAAAAGCGAATGATGCAATACTCGATACAAATTATGAACTAAATCTAAATCCTACTACATTAAATAAATTATTAACAGATTATGATAAATTAAATTTTAATAAAAATATGTCTAAAAATGATAAAAAAAGTAATTTGAAACAATTATTAACTGTATATAAAACAACCATACCTGAATTAAATAATTTAACTGATGATCAATTAAATCAAATAGTAGATCTTATTATTATGATTCAAACAGATGTAATAGAAAATCCAACATTTATAAATAAATATATTAAAGAATATAATTCACCTAATTATTTAATTAATGTTCATAATGATGATATAATTTCAATCGCAAAATCATTATCACTTATATTTTTTATTATTTCAATATTATTAATAATTTTTGTAAAATATTCATGTAATGATTGTATAAATGTAACAAAATTAGTTTCTGAAAATGTTATAACTTTTATTTTTGTTGGTATTGTTGAATTATGGTTTTTTCAAAATTATGCATTTAAATTTGTACCTGCAGCACCATCATTATTAATAAGTTCTTCATTTGATACAGTTAAACAAATAGTATCAAAATAATAATTTAATCTAGTACTTCATAATCACTAGAATTAGTAATAGAATCAGAATCTGTAGTATCATCATATTGTGTTAATAAACTATTAAATGAAGATTCACCTATAATAACTAAACAAAATATTAATGGTAATATAGAATTTGCACATCTACCATTTAATGTATTTGGATCATCATTATATACACTCTGATAAAATGTTGTTAAAATTAAAACTACACATATAATTAATATCATAAATCGAATGAATTTATCACGTAAGTTTTTACTTAAGTAACGTACTTCATAAGCCGATAAAATAATACCTAATATAAATCCAACAGAATTTGTTATCCATAATAATTTTCTTTGATTGTCATTTAATTTTTTAGATAGATCTATTATTTGTTTAGGATCTTTATATTGAACATTCATACATAATATAAAATATACAACTAAAAATATAATAACTAAACTTGTATGTATCTTATCAATTGTTTTCATTATATTTTATTATGAAATTATTTTATTTAAAGTAAAATAAAATAATTAATATATTTTTGTACATATATGACAAAAAAGTGTGAAACTATTGATACACTTCGAAAACCTAAAATATTAGATATGTCTATATTTGATTGGATTACCGCATTAATAGGTGGTTATTTACTTGCAGTATATATATTTAAATTTACTGAAATAAATGATATAGTTATATTTGAACTTTTATTTATAATTTTTGGAATATTTGTTCATGCTATATTTGGTGTTAATACAATGTTAGGGTATTATCTTGGATTAAATGAAAAACCGATACGCAAAGAATGTATTTAATAATTATATTTAGTACGTGATCGACTACGAGATCGATCTCGTGATTTGTAATAAGTAATATCATGATTACCATGTGCAAATGTGCATTCATGTGCATCAAACGTGCAAATATTTTTTTGCCAATATCTACAAATAGATCGTTTATAGTGTCTATCAATGTAATGTGCTTTATTGCAATTTGTATTATAACATTTATAATTAACCCAATCCACACATACTTTGCTAAGAGTGTTTTTATATTTTGATTTATTCAAATTCATATTTACAGCATTCGTAAGAATATTATTAACATCATTATATACACTATTTTTTGGCGCTTGCGGTACTAACTCAACTGGCAGCGGTAGTGGCATTGACTCAACGGGTGGAGGTGGTGGCATTGACTCAACGGGTGGAGGTGGTGGCATTGACTCAACGGGTGGAGGTGGTGGCACTTCAACTGATGGCTTTAGCATAATATTTAAACCTGAATTAAAAATATTTTTCTCATGAGTACGTATGCTATCTATTGCACTTTGATAAACATTGTATGGCATATGCATCCGTGAATAACGAACTTCAATATATGAATCATTTGGATCATCTTTAATAATTGTGTATGTTTCGCCAAAATTCATTTTATTTTATTATAATAAACATATAATATATAATCAATATATTGAGATTTCAACTTTTATATGTCAATAGATGATAATATAGATTATGTAATTAATATTATATTATTTAATTGTAAAGAAATTATAACAGTTTGTTTTCAATATCACCAGTTGATGTAGAATAATAAATCTTCTTAATTTTATATCCCTTGTTAACTGCAACTGTTTTCATATAATCTACACAATTATGACATGGTTGAGATGAACACAAATTACCTGTATTATTAACTCGAATCACTAATATATTTACTTTTAATAATTTATTATGTCGATCACGTGGCTTTAACTTATTAATTGCATCCATTTCTGCATGTGTTGTACAATATTTATGATAACATCTATAATTATTATATCCTGTGCTAATTGCATAAAATACATTCTTTTTTTACCCCAGCCAGGAAGATAGATGCTACATGAGAAAAATGTTCATCCGTAATTGACAACTTTTTCAAATTCAAACGAAAGTTTCGCAAATAGTTGACAAAAATATCCATTTTTTTATTGTAAATTTATTATATTATTCACATATCAAATATTATATTTTTATTTCAATTTTTATAATATAAAAAATAGTTTATATTATAAATCATGATATTAAAATGGAAATAACACCTTTTATACAAACTTTACATACAATTATAATATTTATATATTTACAAATATCTATTTTATGTATAGTAACAATTACAACTCGAGATTATTCAATTAATGCATTAATATCTACATTTATAATAAGTTCTTTTCTAATATACATATATTACTTATATATTTGATAAATTAACTTTTACATACTGAAATACTTCTTTTGGAGGATTTTGATGAGAAAACCCTGCTGCATTATGATGTCCACCACCTCCATATATTTTACAAATATCACTTACATCTGTTTTATTATTACTACTTCTTAAAGAATAATTATATGATTCATCATTATGATTATATCTCCATAAAACTACAAAATCACAATCTAATTTTTCCATAACATAATTACCTAAATCACTTGCAATATTATGACTAACATTATAAATATAAATATTATATTGTTTATTATTAATAGTAGCTTTGTATAACACACTATTATATTTAACAATACCATGAATATTTTTTACTTTTACAGTATTTAATATTTCACCTAAATCATAATATTTCTCAAATTCTTTTGTATTTGTTTTATTTTTATTACTAGAATATAAATTATTAAAAATTGGAAAATCATAATTTGAAAAATCCATAGATTCATATAATCCATCACAAAAATTACGAGACTTTTCGTTTTTCCATGTCCATAAATCTCTATCTTGGATACATTCTAAAAATAATGGCATTTCTGTATTATAAAAATACTCCCATGCCATTCCAACTCCCGATTTATTCATATCAAAATATGCATAATTTTTACCATATAATTTATCTTTGTTTGTTTTATGATGATCTAAGATAATTAAACTATTACAATTTTTATAAATGTCTTCATAATTTTCACAAACAATATCAACCATTAAAATATTTTTATTTTTAATATCTTCAATAATTAATGGTTTACCATCTAATGATTTAGGAATTAATTTAGGTTTAATATCCATTGAATGTAAATATAATTGTGCAACAAAAGCTGATGCAAATCCATCCATACACACATTATGAAAAATAACAATGTCAATATTTTGGGGCTTACATATTTTACGTAAGTATTCCATTCTTATTATATTTATTACTTAATATACTTATTGTATGATTATTATTTTCAATTTTATTAAAATTGAAAATAA